TTAATAAAAAATATCCCCATAGGAGTTCAACTCCTATGGGGTATTTCTTTTTTTTTATTTTTCACTATTTAGATACTTAGATAGTATGTAACGGGAATTGATATCTTTAACAACTTCATCTACATCTTCTGGATCCATATATTGAAGAACCATTTCTGCCGCAGAGTTAAGCATTAATTTAACTGCAGATTCATCTTTAGTTAAGAATAATGCACCTGTAGCAAAAGATGATAACTTATCAATCTCTTTGTTTTGAATACAGATAGACATAAATAAAATTAATAATTCTAAGTTAGCTAAGTTATTTGTATGAGCCATGAACTCAATAACTAATCCTAGAACTTTATCAAATACCGCAAAAGTTTGTCTAATAGCCAATAATAAACATTCATAGCCACCTCTGGATAAATTCAATTCAGGGATAGGAATATATTTGGTTAAGATATTAATATTTTCATAAGCTTCATTTTTGATAGCAATATATAATAACTCATTTGTATCAAAATTTACAGAAGAATAATTAGAAAGAATATCATCTAAGATATTTGAATATTTTTCTTTCTCTAAAACTGCTTTAACAATTTGATCGAAATTATATTTTGTATCGGTTTGGATGTTTATTAAAAATAATAATCTATCATGTTTATCCGTAATATAAATCATATCATCAAGAAGGCTATTTAGGCTACCTGAACCATCACCCTTCCGATCATATTTAGAAGCTATTTTATTAAGTAAAGTCATTCTATTTACCTCCAAACCAATAAGTATAGGTACATCCAATTTAATTGGATGTACCTAATATTATTATTTATATGATTTAAATGGATTAATTCTAAATGCAATCATTGCTCTATTCTTATGAGTATACTCTTTACTACCAGATAGTTTCCAACCTAGATAGATATCAAATAGGAATTCTTTTTCAATATATGGAATACACCAATATTCAGAAGACTTAATACAAAAATATCTGTTGATTCCTTGAGAATCATTTAAGAATGATACACAGAAATCTTTACCTTTACCACGTTCGGATTCCAATACAATTTGAGTATCACCAACGTAGTCAATACCAAGCCAGTAATATGCAAACCCATATCCTGTATTTCTATATAACCAAGTCAGTCTACAGAAATATCTTTGAATACGTTCAATAACGGTCATGTCTTCACTAATGATTTCTATATATCCAGGAATCATTTTTGTATCAGTCTTAACTTCTGGATGATAAACGTAATATTTAGTAAAGTCATATTTAAAGATGGATAATACATGATTTTCATAAATCATCCAATCTACATCTAAGCAATTATCATATGTTTGCCATAACCTAAAGCATTTAGGTAGATTACCATATTTATCTGCAAATAAAACTACTATAGGATTAGTAATATAACAAAGTAGCATGAATAGTAATTGAGCTACTATGCAAACTATATATTCTAAAGTAAGCAATTCATATAAGTACTTAAACGATTTCTTTGTATGATCTAATTCCATTTATTAGCTCCCACTTTCTTCAATACCAATAGCTTTGAATGTGCCATTAGTACCAAGACGAGCTTTTTCTACACCATTGAAACTAAATACTAGAGAACCATCATTATCTGGAATAATTTTCCAACCACCAGATAAGTTCAAAGGTTGGCCAGCAGCAATAGATGCTTTAGTTACAAATAAATTATCCATTTCTGTTCTATTATATAGATCAGCTAATTTCTTATTTTGATATTTAGTTACAAAATAACGATCATCGCTTTGCTCAATAATAGATGCAGGCAAAGTTACAGGAAGAGTATAATGGTTAGCACCAGCTTCGATACCATCTAATTTAGTTTTATCTTCCTTACTCATTTTACCATCTACATTACCAGATGCTAATGGAATAGAGTTAGCAGAGATAGCAACCCAGCTCTTACCATCGTAACGATAAGTTGTATTATCAGATGCTACGTTTACAGTCCAACCTTTTTGAGGATTTGGATATGTAGTAGACAATGCACCAACAGAGTCAACTGTTTCTTTCCAATCCAATTCAGATTTAACTGCATTGATCTTAGCATCAACTTCAGCTTCAGTAATACCGCCATTAATGATACGGTCTTTTTGAGTTTTGGTCAAGAATTGACGATCATTAGTTTCAGTAATCAATGCTGCAGGGATGCCAGTAATTTCCATGGATACGTTTTCAGAACCATCGAATGCTACCGTACCACCTTCGATACCAGTAAGAGTAATATTTCGTTTAGTATTTAATTTACTTGCTGTAGCAGCATTCTTAGAAATATTAACATCAATCATATCTGGGTTACGAGCTTCAACTACATGACCTGCACGGTCTACAGTTACGGCTAACCATTCTTTAGCAGATAAGTCTTTAGATGTATTTGGATGAGTATATACAGTATCAGTGAATTTAGCATTAGCTGGAACGTCGGCATCTACAGTATGACCATTGATACGGCTTACAGAAATATTAGAACCAAGTTCAGTCAAGTTAATTGCTAATTCAGTTACGTTTAATTCAACGTCATTAGTACCGTCAATGATAATTGGATCAGCTTTGATCTTACCAGATACAGTCATTTTAACAGGACGTTTAAACTTTTGAGCAGTAAATGCTTCTACGTTAGACTGCATAAAAGAAATTGCATTATTAACGAATTTAGTTGTAGCAAGTTGATCTGTGCTAGTGCCAATTTCAGCAGTTGGTGCTGTAGGAACACCAGTCATAATTGGAGATTCTTTTAAGAGCAAGCTATTAAGTTGAACACCACTAATTTCATCGGCAGATTGAGCATGAGATGCAGTGCCACTAATATTAATAGAGTAAGTACCATCCAATAATTCTACAGGTAAAGTACCTTTGATTGCAGTAACGTCAACACTGTCAACTGGTAATACTAAATCATTAGTACCATCAAATGCAACAGGTTCAGAATGAGCTTTACCAGAAATAGAAATATTTATTGGGCTAATTAATTTACCAGTAGCAAGAGATTTACTTGGGGTATAAGTTTTAAGAGCACCAACTACAAAGTTTGTTGTTGCTAATTTTTCACTAGCATCACCCTGAGAAGGTGTTGGAGCTGTAGGAACACCTGTAAAATTAGGTGAATCATTAGGAGCTTTACTATCCCAATTATTTCTATCAACTGCAGATATATGCATCTTTTTATCTGCAATATGTCTATTTAAATCATATGTAATTAGATCAGAAGATTCTAGAATTCTTTTCTTTAGACCAGGAGTGAGATCTTCAATATCTACTTTATCGAAGTTACCATTAAAAACTTCCATTTATTTTCTCCTTTCGAATGCAATAGATAATCAGTTACCTTTATGTTTTAACAATACAGTAACCCCTGGTTTTGCTTATTTAACCGTTATTAGGGGTAAATAAATTACATAAAGGAGGTCTTATATTGGGACTATTACGAAGCTTAAAAGCTAACATGGCCTTAATTTGTATGGGTTTCGGCTTGCTTGCTGCTACATTAGTTTTAGCATCTTGGTTATATGGCTATTGGTCTAATGGCCTATATGGTACTAAGTTTGAAATTGATAGCTGTTGGCAAGGTCTATCTGCATGCGGTGTAGGCTTAATTGGTTTATTCAAATGGTTAGTTGATAGCTCTAAGAACTCTCCAGAAGGAGAATTTCCTATTGCTCCACGTGGTGGACTAAATACAATTTTAAGTCCTTTAGATGCAATGATGCCAACTGCACCTGCAGAAGAAGAACACGTTAAAGTTGTTTTAGAAAATCCAGAACCAGTTAAGAAAGCTGAAATTGTTGAAGAACCTAAAGATCTTTCTACTACTGATAGCTTAGTAGATATGGCTAAAGATGCTGCTTTAGAAAAAGCAACTCAAAAAGTATCTATGAAAATGCACGATCTATTAAAGAAAAAATAATAGGGGGATTTTTATATGGCAGAATTTGGCTGGTTATCAGCAAAATATGAATCCGATGGTGACGCTGGTACAATCTCCAGTGGTTGGGGCGACCCAGGCGGTAAATCATATGGTATTTATCAATTATCTAGTAATGCTGGATCTTTGGAAGAATATGTAGATTGGCTTCAAGAAAATGAGTATTGGTTCGGAGCAGAGTTAGCTAAACATGAGTTGACTTCTGCAGAATTCGATGCTGCTTGGAGATGGTTAGCTTATTCTGAAAATGGTCATGACTTCAAAGAATCTCAAGATAAATATGCTATGACTGTTTATTACTATCCTGCAGTTAGTTATTTACGTGATGCTGGTTTTAATATCGAAAATCATCATGACATCATGAAAGAAGTTGTATTCTCTAGAGCAATCCAATATGGCCCTGGTCAAATTGTAGATATGTTTACAGATGCGGTTCATTATCTTGGATGGCCAGATCTTTCGTATGTAGATGCTGAAAGATTTGACTATGATATGGTAATGAATATTTATCTTAAAGTATGCTCTTCTTGGGAATGGAATCATTCCGCATCAAGAGACTCTTTAAATTACAGATTTATGCATGAATGCAGAGATGTATTAGATGTACTCGAAGCTGAAGCTTAAATAAAATTACCCCAATGGATCTTGGTATCCATTGGGGCTAATTGCCTATTTTGAACATATACGTAATAAAAATTATTACGTAAAGGAGGATAAATAATGGCAGAATATAGTTCAGAATTGGATAAAATTACATATGCTGAATTAGCCTTATCTCTTCAGAATACAATTAAGAATAATCTTGCTCATACTAAAGATCAAGTTATTCATGTAACGCAAGAAGATAAAAATAAATGGAATCAAATTTCTGATATCCCAGAGGCAACAGAAACCAAAAAAGGTGCTTTAACGCCTCAAGAAAAAATTAAACTTAAAAATATTGAAGAGCGAGCAAATAACTATACTCATCCTACGAGTGGAGTTACTGCTGGCCAATATATTCAAGTAGAAGTTAATGCTGAAGGCCATGTGGTGGCTGGACATAACCCTACAAAAATTAATACTACATGTGAAAATGCTGATAGACTTGGTACTATTCCAGCAGATTCATATGCTAAAGTAAACTCTCCTTCTTTTTTAGGTATTCCTTTAACAACTACCCCTAAACCAGATGCTCCATCTACTCAGATAGTTAATATAGAATATCTAAATAGCCAACCAACTTATATTAGACAAAAGACTGCCCCAGAAAAAGCTCTTAGTGGTAAATTATGGATCGGCAATAATAACTGTCTTAATGCATATAATAATGACGGTTGGGAATCTGTATTCTCTGAAGTAGCATTATCTATTAATGCTCTAAATGTGGCAGTTGATCAACCAACTTCTCCTAATGACTATTCTGGTCAATTAAAGTTTACTGGTAAACGAAAAATTACTGCATTGAATTTAACTAATATAAAAGCAACAACTTCTGAATATGCTACAGTTATTGGTATGCGTGCCGATAATAAAGAATTAGCATATGAATTCATTTGTATTGATAATTATATTTACATGCGAACTGGTAAAGGGGATACATGGAATAATACTATCTCAATTATCAAAGACTAAGAGAGGGTAATATAATGGCAAAGAATATGGCCCTATCTTTTAGGGAGCAAAATGGTAGTTTTGATAATCAATTAGATAAAATTACCACAAAAGAATTAAATACATTATTGAATGAAAAAATCAATAATGCATATGCTCATCAATTTGATGAAGTAAAACACGTTACAGCTGAAGAACGTACTAGATGGAATAATATCGTAAATACGTTCAATCCGGCAACACAATCTACCGATGGTTTATTTTCTGCTCAAGATAAAGTTAAACTTGATGGTATTGCTACTGGAGCAAATAAATATGTGCATCCTCAAACTGGTGTAGTAACTGGTACATATACTCGTGTATCTGTTAATCCAGAAGGCCATGTAATTTATGCTGATAATCCAAATAGATTAGATATAACCGCAGCTAATGCAGAAAAACTTGGTGGAGCATTCCCAAGTGAATATGCTAGATTAGCAAGTCCTACATTTACAGGTGTAGTTAAAATGCCAGATGTTACTATGACATCTAATGCTAGCTCCCCTGTAACTATTAAGTTACTTCAAAGCTATGTAAGTGAACAACTTAATCGTAGCTGGCCTATCGGTAGTATCTTTATTACAGTTTCTAATATCAATCCAGCTAACTCTATTGGTGGTAAATGGAAACGTATCGCAGAAGGCCGTTGTTTAGTTGGTGTAGGCGCATCTCAAAATGTAGATGTTAAATTACGTCAAACTGGCGGTGCTTGGTCAACTCAATTAACAACTGCTCAATTACCAGCCCATAATCATCATATTGGTGGAAGTATAAATACTAATGAAGCTGGTGACCATAATCATAGATTACAAAAGAAAGGTGGCATGGAAGTAGATAGAAGTGGTAACGATTTACCATACACTGCAATCGA